TCCTTGTTATAGATAACTTGGAATGCTGCTTGACCCATTGCCTTCAAATCAAAGGTCACCTTTCTCATACAAGTACGAGAGAAGAGACTCTTCATCATTGCGTACTCATCGGGCTTACGAGAAGCATCTGTAGCATACAGACCCTTACCATAGATAAGTTCACTCATCCCATTGATAATGGCATTGTTAGTAGCACTCCCATTGTATCTGTCTATAAGAAATTGGAAGTAGTTATTGTCATCTCCATAAGCTACCCACTCCTTACGGTTATCCTCAACCACTTGAGGAGTAGTGTGAGATGCCAAGTTTACGATGCGTATATTGCTCATCGGTAAATGTATTGATTATCGTTATCGGTGTCCTCGTAATAGGTGAACTCACCATTATTTACAGAGAACTTCTCAAGATTTGTTTGGTTAGTACAATAGACCTTACCTCTATATATCTCGTTTGTTCCTGTTATTCTAATTGTATAGTATTTACCCTCTACGAATGTATAGGAAGGTGTGATATGGAGGTAGTTCGCCTCCTTCGTAGCCGTTAAAGACTCCGTAGCAGATACATTTGTTTCCTCATCAGTAATCTTTACCGATACGCTTAAATCAAACGCTCTGGGGACAAAGTATATCTTTTTATCCGTTGTGGTTACTATATGCATAATAAGTTAACCATAACAAAGGTAAAGTGTTATCAAAAAGAAAGGGCAACCCCGAAGAGCTGCCCTAACCAAACCAAAACACCTATGTAGTGTCCTACAAATATACTACTTTATTATGAAAGCACAATAGTGTCTGTAGCAGAAGTCATTCCTGCAAATGGACTACCTGCAACTGCTCCATCAATGAAGTTAGCAGCAGTACGCTCCATAGCGTTGAATGTAAGAGTGTATCCAGATAGGTCACCCATTGCAGCACCACTAACGATAGTACCACCAGTAACATCAGCACCATTCTCACGACCTACCAAGTAAGCGTTTCCGTTGTAGTCTTCTACAACAATGTGAGGTCTGCCGTATGCCATCAACTTCAACTCGTTGTTATCCTCTTTGCTTAATTGTGGCAAAGTAAGGCTAACCGCTTGGTCAAAGAAGACTGTTCCATTTTCACGAGAAGCATTGATTGTCTGCTCTACGCTTGAAGCACCCTTCAACTCGTATTTGTAAGCAGAGAATGTTCCCGTCATATCAGTTACCTCATCAGAGGTAAGAGAAATCGTACCTAAATCACCGAAGTCTACGAAGTAAACCGCTTTGATTCCACCTACCGACTCACGGCAAGGTAAAGCACGACCTTTTGTTAAATCACAAGCCATATTCTTTATTTTTTTTATAAAAAAGGGCAGACAAGCATATGCCTACCTGCCCCTTCAATTATTAACTAAACTACTTCTTATGTGTAGTAAACGATGTCAGCACCGATTCCGTATTGTACCGCAGAAGTAAAGCGCATTACAACACGAACATTTTGAGAACCATCAAGGTCAGCCATATCAATTAGCTTCACCTCGTTGTGGTCGCTTAACAAACCAGTACCGAAGAACAAGTTTGATTTTTGAGCTGCTACCATATCGTTGTCTGCCATACCAGAACATACGAACAACTTAACACCATCAAAAGCAAGGTCACCACCATTGAACCAAGTAGTACCAGCGTTGTTTACACCATTTGCTCCAAGACCGTTAGCACCGAATCCACCTAATGCACGAACATAAGCACGAGCAATGTTTTGAGATACATAGATGTACAAGTCTTCTTTTCCGTAAACCGCAGTTGGGATAGCATCAACTACTTTACCCAATTCGTCAATTACATTAGCAGCAGTAACTGTAGTACCTACTACATCAATAACTGTTGCATCAGCAGCCAACAAAGTAGCAAAGCCGTCAAACTCACCTGCGTTAGCAGTAACACCCGTCCAAATAGTCTCTTCAGTCTTCTGCGCTACTTTAGCAGCGATGTGACCGATTACATAATCAGCGAATGATGGAGGAAGAGTGTCAAATGCACTATATCCCATCTCAATCGCCATCCAGTCGTTATGTAGGTCTTTTCTACAAATTTCAAGATTTACTTGGAACTCTTCGGGCTGAAGAATACGCTCTGCAAGAGTAACTGTGCTTTGGTCAGCGAAGTCACACGCAGCGTCTTTTACCAATGCGTTAGTAGAAAGAGTTTTCATTACCTCTTTGAACTTAACATTTGGTTTTACAGTAATACCGCCACCTTCAATGGTGTCGGCTGATAACAATGCGGCAGAGATGTATTTTCCTGCAAACTCTCCTGCATATGTAGTTGTGATTGATGTAGCCATCTTTCTATTTATTTAATTATTGATTGTTGTTATTGTTTAAACTTTAAAACCCTTTGCTTGGTTTTTAACCTCACGCTCTCCAAGAGCCATTGCTTGATTAGCATCCTTAATAATATCTAAAGAAGATTTAAGAGCAGGAACATCATTTACATTCATTCCTAAATCTTTTACTTGTTTAGTAACCGTAGTCATATCTTTTTCAAGTCTACTCATCAAGTCTTTTAATTCCGAAACAGACTCGTTTAAGTCAAGTGTTGCTCGGTAAGCAACCTCGCCTTTAGCTTCCGATGTATCAGTTTGCTTACGAACTTTCTTTTGTAGTGCGTTTACTTTTGAAGCCATAGATGCAACTTCTTTAGCAGAAGCAAGTTCTATTTGCTCTTCGCTCAACTCAACCTCTTTAGAAGCCTCTTTAGCTGATAGTTCAGCCCATATCTTTTGTATGCTCTTCATTATCCTAATTTGTCAAAGATTCTTGATAGGGTGTCTTTCTGTGCGCCTTTAGCAAACTTGTGCATCTCTACTGGTTTAGTGTCTGGAGAGTGCTTGATAGGCTTTGCAGCAGGTTCGTCAGCAGACATCTCTACTTCTTCAGCCATCTCTTCTTCTTCCTTCGGAGACATCATTGCTTTGATTTCTTCAATCATAGCCTTCATCTCTTCAACCGCAGCAGATAACTCTTCTTTAGTAGCGTAGCTCATCTCCTCTTTAGGCTCTTCTTCAGATTGTTCTACTTCTTCTTCTTGAGCAGGTGCTTCTTCTGGTGCTTCTTCCGCCTCTGGCTCAACACCTTCACGAACTTCAGCAATGATACCTTCTTCAGCAACTACAAGGATGCGACCATCTTCCAAAGTGTACTCACCGATAGGTAGAGCAATCTTCTCGTCTTCTTCAGTTACGATGAACACCTCTTGGTTAGGCTCAAATGCTTCGGCTTCAATAGTAGTGCCGTTCTCCAACTTCATAGACTCTAACTTAACCTCATCTTGTAGGTTAAGCAGTTCCATAATCTTGCTTAATGTTTCTTGTGATTTCATATCTTGTTTATAAGAATTTACTTAAATAATCTCTTTCGGCAGTAGTCTTTTCATCCATTGAATCCATCTCTTGTAAGAGGCGTTTTGCTTGAGAATAACCATCAATGTTGTTTACACTAACACCAAGTTCTTTAGCAGCTTTTTCCATTTCTGGTAGTAGCTTATCTGCCTTTCTTGCTAATTCTCTTGCTTGTCTGTTCGCACCTCTAATAATACCTTCTGCATCCGAAACTACTTTAAGAACTTCTTTTAGAGATTGTTTAGCTTTTTCAGCCCATTTCATCCCATCTTGCTGAAGGTCTAAAACTCTATCAGCATCAGAGATAAACTCTTTTAAATCATTAACAGAAGCCAACTCCACCTTCTCGGTAGAGAGCTTTGCGAAGACCGCCTTTTCAGTTTTGCCTTGTTTCATAATATGTTAACTATGTGTGTTTGTTATTGTTAGTTTTTCTCTATCTCTTTCAACTTGCTCTCTGCCCATCTCTTGGCACTCTTGCCTCCCCATAGTAAGTAACTGATGTACCCACAAGAAGTGGTGTCCCCCTCCTCATAGTATTCCTCTGCTCTGGACAAGTAACTATACATCCTCTTAATGGTCTCAACGCTAACCGCTTCACCATTGGCCAACTGCTGCGCTCTAACCTTACCTACCTGCGTAGCACATTTATTGTTCACCTTCTCATTTAAGGCTATACCCCTTTTGGCATTGTTGCGTACTGAAGTGGGGTAATCCTTATAACTTTCAAGTTCAGTACGCTTACCCTTTTTTGTGCGGAGGTCTTTCTTAATGATGGCTTTGATTGCTTTAAGCTGCTCTTCAGCCTCCATCTCTTGTGGGTCTTGTTTAGATGCCTCTACCTTGTCTACAAAGTAGCCCTCAATAGAGAAGCCCTTAACCTTACCGCTCTTCACATAGCCTTCCCATAACTCATCGTTAAGTATCTTCATACTCACCATCCAAGTTCCTACAGGTAAGTCCATACCATACATACGGCTCTTGTCTTGCTCACCTTCAATAATCCAACTCTCTACAACACTTGTGCCTTGAACATCCATCTGGTGTTCTAATGTGGCTTTGTTTTGGTTGCCGTTGATAAAGAACAATTCACTTGCCTTTCTTACCGTGTCTTGCGAGAAGTAGATGTAATACTCATCTTCACCGCTTCTACGATAGATAGGTTTGTTAGGAATAAGTGCTGCACCCATTAGGATACGCTTTTCCTTGTCAATGGTTTTTAACTCAATCTTGGGTTGCTCATCTTTTAGAGCAACGAAGTCCTCTTCTATTGCAGGTGACTCTACTACCGAAATAGCTTGAATACCTGCCTGTAGGCTTGACTCGTCTAATAATAGTTCTACGATTCTCATTATGGGAATGATACTTGGTTAATTCTGTTTCTGTCTAATTCTTGTTGTGAGGTAACATCACTACCTACGACATATGCTTTTACAGGGTTGCGTTGCAACGACTCTAATATAGCGTTCTGTCCACCTGCACCTACGATGTTGAATTGTGGAGCAGTAGATGGAGCAGTACCCCCTTGAGGGATGTTCGTGTCTACACTACCACTCGCTTGGAATTGTTGCCTTGCAATGGTAGCAATCTGTGCTGCTCCTGCGGAGGCTGCAATACCTGCCTCAACAAACTGCGCTCCTGTAGCTAACTTAACAGGGTTACCTCCTGCCGTAAGTGCCGCAGTAACGGCTTGTGCAGTATTAACTACCGCTTGGCTAATACCAAGTGCCTTGTTTATTTGAAAGGCTTTCTTTGCTTGTTCTTCGTTGCCCGATAAGAATGCTTGTGCAAGGTCATTAAGTGCGCCTATGGCATCACCTGTCATCTGTAGTCTTGCTTGTTGAACACCTTGTTCAAGGTCTCGTCTCTTTTTAGCTTCCTCACCTAATTGTAATGTGCGCTGCGATTCAAGAATCTCCATCTCACTAACCATATCTTGGTAGGATTGTGTACCTTCTGTATATAGCCCCTTTTGGAGTTCTAATGCAGCAAGTCTACTGTCGTACAACTTCTTATTTAACTCTTCCTCAAGGTCAAGTTGATTATAGATATTGGCTTCTGCTGCAATAGCAGCTTCTGCTTCTATCTCTGCTACCTCTTGCTCTGTCTCCGCTTTACTAATCAACAAATCAATAGCCTCTCTGTCAAGTGCATTTTGATTCATCTTATACTCCGAACGGAAACCATCTACTTGGGCTTCAATAGCTGCAAGTTCATTAGTGGCTTGGATGTGTTCCTTCTGAAACTCAATGTTGTCTTTGTCAAGTGCTAACTGACGAGCCTTTGCAGCTACAACCTTTTGAGCGTTCTCAAGCATTACTCTTTCTTGCTCGTCAAGGACTGCGCCTAACTCTTCGTTAGCCTTCTTGCGTTGCTCAATAGTTAAGGTTTCGTCATCTCGTACTTGGCGGAGTTTCTCCGCTTGTCTATCGTACTTCTCAATCAACCCTTGTGCTAACACCTCTGCAATCTCTGCTTGTTTGTTAGTCTCGGTCATTGCTTTACCTTGCTTAACTGTCTCTACCACATAGTTAGAGATAGCCTTTGCTCCTTCAGTAACTAATTTCTTACCCTTGTCAAAAGTGTTGTTAACACCTGTAAGTACATCTAATGATTCCTTACCTGCGCTATTCACATCTTCCATTGCCCCTGCAAAGTCACCGCTAAATACCTTCTTAACGGCACTTGCCAAGTATCCTAATGTATCAAGATAGGACTCAAAGCGTTCTTGGATGTTACGCTTAAACGCATCAGCAAAGTCTAATAAGGCTTGTTTAGGGTCTTCAAATATGGATTTGAAAAAGTCTACAAAACCACCTATGTTAGCGTTTACAAACTTTGCAAAGTCACTAAATGCAATTTGAAGACTATTAAAAGTAGTAGAGAAGAAGTCAACCGTTTGTTGGTTGTTATCAAACAATTCCTTAACGGTGCTTAATGCAAATTCAAGTAAGAAGAATCCTTTAAGGTTTTTACCAATAGAACCTACTGACTGACCTAAAGCACCCATAGATTTAGCAGACTTCTTTGAGGCTTCACCTATATTTTCTGTGCTATCAGCAATGTCATTTACTGCTTCTGCGGTTTTATCAGCTTGTTTCTGGGAGTCCTTTAACGCCTCAATGAGTTCGTCTAACTTCTTTTCAAGACCAGAAAGGTCTGCACCAATAACTATGTTCTTCTCAACCGCCATAATAACCTTTCTTTAGTCCCTCAAAAAATGTGCGAGGGTATTGATACTTGCCTTTGGCAATCTTAATGTCCTCATCTCTTTCGTTAGTCTCCTTGAGAGCCTTTATAAGATAACCTAATCTACTATACATCGTTGAGCAATTCCATTTGAGCCTCACCTGTAGATAGGTTTAACTTCATTTGATTGATAATGTAGTTTCTTTCACCTATCGTCAACTTGTCGTTAATCTTCAATGCTAACATCACCCCTAAAGGCAGTTGAGCCTTGTACATAAATACCCTTCTACTTGTAGAGTACAAGTCTGTAATGTAGTCTTGCCAATAGGTGTTATACAAACCTTGACTAAACCCTTGCAACAAGTAAGGGTCTACCTCTGTACCGAAGTTTAAAGTCTTGGTTACATCTGTTGCCACATCGCTATTTACATTACCAACAAGCCAGAAGTCTGTCTTTGAGTTTTCCGAGTCAGTCATATCTATATAACTGAAGGCATCTGTACCTCTCAAAGCAGCAGGAACATAGAAGATAAGTGGTGAGCCTATATACGGCTCAAGTTCTCTTGTAATACTCTTGCCTACACCTATCGTTGTTAATGCACCTCCGTTTTGATTACTCAATCTTTCAAAGAGCATATGGTCAAAGCCAACCTCAACCTCAAACTCCTCGCCATCAAATGAGAAGTCTGCTTTAAGGTCACCATAGCCTATATCGTTTTGGAGTCTGTATTGCTCTCCAAGTATCGCTCCTGTTTCGTTGTAGCTAAAAGAGATTCTACGATATAGTGATGGTTTATTGATATTGACCTCTTCTGTATCAACATACTCACTAACTTCTCTTGTAGTCCCTTCTGCATACCAATCGTCTAATGGTTCAATATCGTATTTACCGTTTCCTACAGGAACTATAACCAAGTTAAAAGCCCTTACAAGGCTTCCTATGAAATCACCAATCTTCTGCTCTGGCATTTGGTCAGCAACTATTAGATTTTGTGATATGATTTGAGAAGCACTATTAGTCGCTTGTAGTATAGTTTGCGTTACGAAACTTTGACCACTCCTGCGTATTGTTTTTACAGTTAAAAATGCAGATGTAATTGTAACAGTACCTGCCGCATCGGATGCAGAGGCTATTCTAATAGTGTACTTACCTGCGCTATTAATAGTGAAAATTGCACTGACCGTTGTACCTACATCAATACTTGATATTAACACACCATCACGAAATAATTGTACTTTTGCAGCCGATGAAGTTGTACCGCCTAAAGCTATTTCATTGTACCCGAAAGTCGGATTTATACTATTACTTAAAGTATAAGTATTTGTATTTAAGTTCCATTGACCTGCCGTATTATCTAATACAGTTGTATCAAACTCTACAGTCGTAGCACTTTGCCCACTTGGTTGGTCTTTGAACATATACCCTGCTCTCCTATGACACCACATAAATAGCTTACCAAAGTCAGCAGAGTCAAAGAAGTCGCTTTGAAACTCAATACCATACTTCGTCTCTATCGCATCTATAATCTTCTGCAATTTGATTGCAGGTTTTAAGTCGTAGTAGAATACTCCGTGTTCGTTATGTCCGTTGTGATAATGTATGTTGTTTGGCTCGTGGTCATTACTTGCGCTATTATAATACCAATTCGCTACAGGTGAGATGAGAGGGTAGATAACAGAACTATCCGTACCGCTTACATACCCATTCAATCCTGTTACAATGTTCGTGTCGTTGTAGGTGTGGTCATATGCTGATAAGTCAAGGTCATTAAGTTTATCCTCACCAAAGGTATCCTTCAAAGAAGTGACATTACTATAGAACCCTACACTATAAGAATATGGTTGATGTGATTTTAACTGCACACCCTCCAACTCTAACACCCCTGCTCTAAACAAGTTGTTATTCACCTCTATAAACGCATCTACCCTCAAGTTAGCATCAAAGCCTCCGTAGATGTCTACATTGTAGTAGTGCTTAAAGATAGCGTTGTTAGCAGGTGATGCAGGAATAGAAAAGCTATTGGTGAAATCACCAAAGACTTTAGAGATGTCCTTGATGTTTTGTACACTCAAGTTTATCTCTATGCTCTCGTCTTGGAATAGGTCAGCCTTTTGACCATCTATATACAAGTCAACTCTATACATACCTTGTGTCAAATGCTTCTTCTACTTCAATGATGTAGTTAATCATTTTATCATTAACCGACTTCTGTAAGTTTAATGAGTTGGTAGTAACATTGACAGGTAGACCATCTAACATCACTCGCTCACTCATCAACATCTGCTCCATAATAGCATCATAGTCCTCACCTACCCAACCTGTGTTTAGGGTGAACTGCTTTCTACCATTAGTGTTTATTCTTTGATACTTGTGGGCAGTCGTGTCGTAGGTGAATCCTGTAGAACCAGAACTCCCTAAAGACCTTCTGTACTCACTCGTAGTAGTGCTTATTGTAGAGTCACTTCTTTTAAAGAAGGTTACACTCTCCCATACTCCGTTCTTGTTTATAAACTGCATCACGCTTGGTGAATACTTGCTCTCACAAGTAGGATAGAATCTACGAGTATCTAATGTAGTACCATCCTTGTCCTTGAGGTTGAGGTCGTAGTAATTTACATAGGTCAATGGCTCACCAACGCTATCCAACCAAGCCGTAAGGTTGGTAACACCGCAAGGTAGTAGCATCACTCTCTCCTCTGCTTGTAGACCTTGTAGTTGTGCTTCAGTAATAGGTAGGTTTACATTGTAGCCGCCATCTCCTAAATACTCTACTTCGTGTAGTCCGATATTAGCACAAGCACTACCTCCCTCAACAGTACCACCATCTGCAATAACTCTATCCTTGTATGCCCAATAGATGTCATAACCCTCACCCCACTTACCGAGATATACAGGTACAACCTCGTTGCCAGAGTCCTTGATATACTTAACTGCGTTGACACTTGCGAATCCTTTGTTCACCTCTTTGTTAGC